AAAACATGTTAGTATACAAAGTAGTTGCAGCATGTTTAGTTGCCGAATTTTTTACGCAATGTTTCGGCTGCACTTTCGCTATCTTTATCCCAGCGAATAGTAACTAATACTTCTTGATTACCAACCACTTCCTCTTTGATTTTCATAAATCCTTTAAGGATAGCTCGTGAATTAGTACGAATGGTTTCAGTAAGGTTATGTACAGTTTCGTTATTGTTTTCACGCAAACTAATACTAGCAGCTTCCTTGTCAGACATTTCTACTGTCCCGCTATCATTGTTGCCTGATTTAACTTTATCATTTGCTTTTTCAAGATTCTTAGCAAGAGTAGAGGTTACTTTAGTAGTAGAAATATCTTTGGAAATGAATTCTGAAACATTTGCATTGGCTCGCATTTCTGCAACGATTAATGCAGTCTTACGATTGTTTGCCGTATTACCAAATGATGTAGCAGTCGCAGTGGATTCAATAGCAACCACTTCACATTCGTTTTTTCTAAAAATATGCCAGGTGCAACTAGTTTCAATTTTAATTTTTTCACCAGTGAATGATGTAGCAAGTTTCTGTGTTTTTACAGGACCTTCACCTTCGGTTTTAGTTGAGGAGCAACCGGTAACTGCGATAGCAATCGCAATAGCTGCAAGTTTAAGTTTCATGGATGACTCCAAGTAGTTATTAATAATAGTATTATATACTAAATTATAATTGATTTCAAGACTTTTTGGTCAAGTATTCTTCAATTTGTTGTTTTTCAATTTCGGATAACAATTCAACGTCATATTCACCATTTTCAACTTTTCCTACCAAATATTTGATATATTCTTGATCATAGGTATAACTGGTTGATTGGTCCTTGTTTACTTGCATCCATCTTTTACCATCAAATTTATAAACCTTATTTGGTAATAAATCAACTCTTACAAAGGTGTCACCCTTTTTAGCTAGTGCGGGGAATGATGTACCAAACCCAGTACTAGTCAGAGTAGCAGAATCAGCAACTAATTTTAGCATATCTGGACGCATACCCAATAACACATCTTTATGCATATGTTTACCATCAAACATTACATAACCACCATCCAATTCCTGATAAGGAATAGTATTGGATGCTTCTACTTCAGGTATTTCTTTGAAGTTGGGGCCAGTTTGTACCCATTCTCCTTCAACTTTAATCCCTTCAAAGTTTGGAGCATCATCAATGATTGGCTTAGGTAGTTTTATTTCCATGGGTTCTACACCCTTTGTATTATCAAATACATCACACTCTTTATTTGGGCAGAACGGACCAATACCAGGAGCATCAATTAAAGGTGTGCCGCACTTATAGCAAGGATCTAACGTAGCATCGCTTGGTTCTGGTTTATATACTTGAGGACCAACTGGTTCAATTCCGGGCGGTGTATGACTACCCTGCGGGGCAAACAAGTATGGATGATCTTTACTGTCAAATGGTTTTTCTGTCTGTTCTTTAATTTGGGTTATCTGATCATCAGTTAGCGGACCATCATCTGGTTCGTATTCTGATTCTGGTCCAGGATTTTTATAACCAGCTTCTGAAATCTTTTCTGTTTCTTCTACTGGTTCTTCTTTATCCCAATCTTTACTTGCATTAGCTGCTAATACAAGTGCAATAGCAAGTGGATCAAATACAATAACAAGTAAGATAATAACCCAGCGTACTGCACGTTCTAAAACGTTGGCATCAGTATTATCACCGTATAGTAATGCTGCTATATATTTTAATGGCCCTACTTCTGCTTCAACCTTGCGTACCTCGGCGGCAATAGGCGCACGGGCATCGTTAAGTTCCGCAATAGACTTCTGCGACTGTAGTATTTCATTTTGAAGGCGAGTACGTTCTTTCTGCTGGGACTTACGCATAGCCACAGCTTTCTCGGCACCTTTTTCATCTGTTGAGCGGCCCAATAATTGGTCCACTCCCTCATCCATCTGTTTAAGTGCCTTACGGTTTGCTTCAATATTCTCTTTTTCGGTTTTAATTTTTTCATCATATATTGCTATCTTAGATAGTACATCGCCTGATGTAACACCTTGATCCATGTGTGCTTTACTTAAGAAGCCAAATATACCCATACTTGTAATTAATGCAATAGCTATTACAGCTGGCACTAAGTATAGTTTGAGTAATAATCCAGCACGATGCCAATACTTACGCAACCAAACAGTTGCAGTAATCTTAGCGAGTTCAAGTGCTGACCCCATAATGATAACTGGAACGACAGCCCCGGCAAAGATAGTAGTTAATCCTATAATACTATACCATGCGGCGATAGTACTAAGGGTTAATGCTACTAATAATGTGAGGTTGGAAAAACTGAATATTCTTTTAAGCATTGTTTATTTAGTGTAAAACGGACTGGTTAAATAGTCATTCAAATAACTGACCGTATATTTCAATAAATTGTTGATAATTTAATATTAATTTTTGCGGAATGCCAGGACCTTGATAAGCCAAATAAGTAACACTAGAACCACCGCGTAGTTCATCTACTTCTCTTACTTGGATTATCTCTATCCTGTTACCATCTTCAAATGTATATGATCTACCTACTAGTGGATGTGTCATATCGCATAACCAAGCACTTGATAGATCAATTGATCTAGTTCTGTTTGATAATCGTTATTACCTAGTCTACGCTTCAACCAGATTGTTTCTAACAATTCTTTAGCATCAAACGACCCTTCTGAAGGCATTGCCTCGCGATCTTGTAATTCTTCAATTAGATCCTTGGTGTCAAAGTCACCGAGATTAACTTCAACTTCTGTATATACAAATCGTGACATAATTTACTCTAAAGAAATTCTTAATTGATTTTCGTTATAGATGTGCAAAGCGCCTGCTACTTCTGGAGTAGTACATTCTACAACCACTCTACGTTGACCAGCAAGTGTATCAAATACTGATACAACAATACCGGGCCATTTGTAACCACTAACCTTTTCTACCTTATCACCTACTGCAAATAATGCCATTGTTATACTCCAAAAATATATTTAATCGTTGCTTGAACTTGAATCACTACTTGAACTTGAATAGCTTGAATCACTGCCCGACGAACTATAACTACTAGTATAGGTTGACTGTTCTGGTTCAGAATTCGTAGAACTATATGTTACTACTTTGGTTTCAGCAACAGAAGGCGAATGCATAACCATCATATTTGCTAAGTTAGGTTCTGTTGATGATGAATTTGGATTAGCCCACCATTGCTTAATTGTTTCTTTTTCTTTTTGACGAACCAATCTAGCATGATATGTTTCTTCTTCTTTCAGCCGGGCAAGTTTAGCATTATGCAAACTGTCTTTTTCTTTTTGTGCATTTTCACGAGCCAATGCTAATGCAGCTTCCTTCTTGACCTTCCTAGAGTAGGAGACTACACTAAGAAGGGAAACTGTAACAATCATTAAAACAACTATCACTACAATTTCAATAGAAGTCATGTCACTTACCAATGTTCATCAATGTTTTTGTATCTCCACCTAACATAGTAGAGGGCAATGCACCATCCCACTTTTCAATCCACTGCAACTTGACATAGTTTTCACCACCGTTGCTTTGAATAGCAGCTGCCTGAATAGCAATAGCTTTAGCTTCACCGTCAGCTTGTGCAATACGACTTGCAGCTTCAATTTTAATACGTGCCAAATCTTGTTCAGCTTTAGCAGTTTTCTGAGATGAAATTACTTTATCTTCAATTGCTTGTTGATATGCTTTACTAAAACCAAAGTTCACCAAACTGATGTTACTTACAGTAATATTAAACGGAGCCATTTTAGTAAACAAGTGTTGTAGAATCGCTTGACTAACCATATCACGTTTAGTTACAAGTTCTTCACTTGTATAGTGACCAGTTACACTTTTAAACGCTTCGTTAATGCCAGGGCCAAGAACCTTTTCATCTACGTTAAGTCCATACTCTTTATAGATATGAGGGACTTTAAGAGGGTCAAGGCGAAAGTTAACTACAATATCAGTATGTACTACTTGCAAGTCTTTGGTACCTGCATTAGCACCTTTAAGTTCTGCTTTCTGTAATCGTACATCAACATCCTTGATCTGACTAATTGGATTGACAAAATGAACACCTTCAGTTAACGGTAGGGGATTAACTTCACCTAATGTAACTTGTACGCCAGTGTGACCTGCACTAATTACAGTGAAACTAGCAAACCCCACCGAAACAAGAATAATTGCCAATCCTGCAGTAATACCTGCAATCTTCTGTTTGTATTCCGAAAGTATCATAATCAATCCAAAAACCAAAACAGCAATGAGAACACCAGCTAAAATATAAAACATAAAAACTCCTAGTTAAAAAACATTATATCACTTATCGTCACGAAATCTAACGAATCTGGGAAAACGCAAGCTATAACTACCGTCTTGATTTTGGGTAATTACATCACACAATATTTCACCAGTTCGTCCAATAATCATATTCCTGTCACGCCATAGATTATCTCTGTCGGTATCACTAAAGCCACTACCAACATTGACTGTAATGAACTTAGAATCATCTTCACCGGAGCAAACCAGTGCCCCAAGTCGTCCTTTATTTCTACCAGTGCCTTCTTCAACACCGATAACCTCCAAATCTACAGTAATCGTAGGTTTCCATTTCATCCAATCTGTACTACGTTTACAGATATATGGGGCAGACATTTCTTTAATCAGAATGCCTTCAAAACCAGCATTAACATTGTCCTTAGCATAACGCTCAAGTTGATCCTTACCTGCTGCGGTATCAAGATCAACCATGATATGAGGCAGTAATTCAACATTGGGCATTTCTTCAACGACTGGTCGCATTACATCAAGTAGTGCGATACGCTTTTTCAGTGGAGCATTCCAATGTCCTCTATGAAAGTCAGCAAGTGGAATAATGTCAAAGATATTGAATACACTATCTTCTGCTTGTGCATCAGTCTTACGGCGTGCTTGTCGCATTAGTTCTTGAAAGGTGTTACCAATTACTTCACCGTCAAGTACAAAACCCTCATAAAGGCTACGACCCTGATCTACTCCGCTACACGCACGAACTATCTTACTAAATTTAGCACGAATCTGGTCTTCAATGTGAGTAAAGTTTTCAAACACTTTACCATTGCGACTGAAACACATGACAGTGGTATCGCCAAAGTCACTATGAGTAACCACAAACAACGCACGAACACCATCCAATTTAGGCTCTAGACGTTTGGTGCCTTTCATTTCAGGACGACCTTCACTATTGGCTGCTAGTTGACAGCTAAAGATTGGGATTTCATAGTCAGTCTTTTTACAAATTTTGTTGATAGTAGTACTAGAGATACCTACACGAAGGTCTCTGCGTAATACAGGAGCAAGGAATGTATTCCATTCATCACTATCAAACCGTTCAGCCAAACTCTGTACTGCATCACGGGCAGCATGACCAGTTAACTTGCGTTGGCTAAGTTGATTCATCAATTCATTAAAGTCATCCCAAGGGTTTTCCGCATTAACAATTCCAATAGTATTGGGAATTTGTTTAACACCAAATGTTATGTAGGGGTTATAACACGCTTTTGCAAATTTCAAAAAATTGATAGCATTGCTACTGCCCAGGACACTTGCCTCTAATGCTTGTAATACTACATCTTCCTTATGAAGACGGCTATCCGATTCGTTTAATTTTGTTATCCATGATGCTGACATTGTTTTTCCTTTTTAAATTTTTAGTTTGTTATGTGTAGTAGCCTCTACTGCCCTAGATTTACATTCATCTACTACTTCGGGAGGTACATTTTCATAATCACCGAGACTAGCGCATTCATATTCAATTATCACTGAGTTTG